CTATATAATAATAAAAATCAAATTTATAGGGACAATGCCACATTAAAGTCCCATCCTTCTTAAGCTGGCCTTTATATTTAGCGAATCCGCATTCTAATCTACCAGAAAAAGACCCGTCTTTAGGGAAGGGAGCGTGGGCAGCAAATCCACTATGAGCATCTTTTTTAGAAAAGTTAGAAAGATATTTTTGATACGCGGTTAACTCGTGTTCAAAACCTTGAAGAGATTTTTTATCAATATCTTCCATCTTAATAATACAGGGGTAGCGTTCGTCGTCAGAGCTTTTATCTTGATGTCTTAAAAAAATAAACTCAGAACGAATATTATCAACTTCTGGATGTTCGGTTTTAATAGCTAATGAATACATCCAATCTTGAAGATTATTTGTAACCTCGCCGCCTTTAAACACCTGTTTGCTAGTCTTAAAGTCTCGGAATATAGCAAACTTTTTTTTCTTATATATAAATAGTTTGTCTAAGATGCCGCGGATATTATAATTGACCTTATTTTTCTTATCTACTTTCTTAATTTCAAACGAGTGTTCAGAAATAGAAATAGTAGGACGACCAATTTTAGTGCCAAAAAAGTCATGATGTAATCCAGAAACTATCATTTCGTCCATCAGTTTTAAATTATCCACATCATGAATCCCTAATCTACGAGCATGTTTGCGTACCAACTTAACCACAGGCTTACAATTTCTAATAGATTCGTCCTTCATAATAGTTTTAAAGTGCTTCATATGTCGTTTGCGACCAAGTACTTCTAAAATCAAATGGCAAATAGAGCCGCGATCAGCCCCATCATTAGACTTATCAGGTAAATTCAAATGATAACGACACCAATATTTCCATCGGCAACCTTTAGCTAATTTGATACGGGAAGGAGATAAAAATAATTCTTTATTCATTACACAACTTTTTTAATTGTTTTTGGTGTTGCACGCTTAGTGCATGAGGATTAGTTTTTAAAAGAAACGAACAACCTTCAATAGAAGCTTGGGTCACGTTATTAAGAACTTCTAAATCAGGATTAAGATGGCACGAAAAAATATGCATTTCTGGATCAACGACCTTTTCCTGCATCTCCCCGAAATCATTTAAAAAGGGAGGATAAATACTTAATCTGTCTGAAGGAAAAAACGATAATAAATTCAAATAAATTTTTATTGAACCAAACAAACCAGTGTTAAAATCTTTATGATAATCATTGTTGAGCGATATAATAATACGTTGAGGATTTATTTCTATTAACTTGCTTAATATTTTAGACGACATTGAAACTCCAAACAATACTAAATGATTTAAGATACCGTTTTCAGTTAATGCTAAACTATCGCCTATGCTTTCAACTAAATATATATTTTGAGAGTCGTGAGCATATTCTAAAAATTGCGGGTTAACATAATAAGGATATACCCAGTTTCTTTTCTTGCCTAAATGTTTCCACTTGGGAATATTAGCAGCTTTATCAATAGCCCGCCCACTCCAGCCGCAAATTTGTCCAGCATCATTAAAAATAGGAAATGTTATACGTCGATACATTTTGCCAAACGAAGATAATCCACAACGATATAATTTTTGTGTCTCTTCGCTGATATTGCGCTGTTTATAAAAATGATAGTTGGGAAACAACGTATCTAAAGATGAAAGAGGGTATACTTTATCCATAAGGTCTTCTGGTGGGGTATAAAATGTATCATAAACGGCTAGAGCTTCGGCGAAGTCGACTCCCCCTCCGCTTAATTCTACTAATTTTGTAAATGGAAATGAATTTTCTCCTACTCCGAAATCTCGCCATACGCCAGTGTTTTTATAAATAATAACAGACGTTGGATTGCCGCCACCTCTATATTTGGCGCTGGTTCTCCAATTATCTCCATTATCAATTAGTTTATAGCCGAGAGTATCTAAAATCTCTCTCATATCATTAGTTGAAATCTGGGATGTCTTCATTATCTTCTCCCCCTTCTATTAATTCTGCATGAGCGTTACGGAACGCTACAATATCACGTAGATCGCCCTTCTCTGTTATGTCAAAATTCTTAAATTCTAAATTAATAAAGTTGCGTCTTAAAGCGTCCCCTACTCTCACAGGCCGCAAGTGACCATTAATATCTTTGCCAAGATGTCGAGCTTTAATATTTATAAGTTTATGAGTTCCGAACTGTTCTCCTTCGTCCAATATCTCATCGAGGGTTTTTTCTCTTAAAATAAACATGTGAGAACAAAAATGTTGTAATCTGTCGGATAAAGATACTACACTCTCGTCATCGCGAACTTCGGCGGCATTTCTATTAGCTACAATTCCCTGTCTATTGCTTTGGACTGATGTCATCATAGAAATAACTGGTTTTCCATCGTGCAAAATATCCTTTTCAATAGTTTTCTTGAATTTATCCAACATCTGACCCACGATTTCATATTCTTTTTTGTACCCAGATGGTTCATAGGAGGTTTTAATATAATCGAAACTAAATATCATTGGATTACCACGCCCAACAATGGAATAATAAAATCTTTTAAGTACCATAAGCATAGCATCGACATCCATACCTCCGACATTAAAATAATAAAATTCCATATCTTGAATTATTTTCCAAGTATCCCTGACCCTTTTAACCACATCAGGCCCAGCATTTCTCCATTTACCAGTTTCAATTAAACCAATTGGCGTATGAGATAAGGCGGCACACTGTCTGTGAATTAATTCTTCCTTGCTCATTTCCCCGTTATCAAAGTGGAGAATAGGAACTTTATATTTAGCTCCAACTTTTGTAGCGAAATTCATGCATAACGCGGTTTTACCTACGGCACTTCTCGCCACAAAAATAGTAATATTACCAGCCCTAAGTAACGAACCGTAGATATCATTAACCCTACCGAACGGACCCATGAATCCAAAATTTTCTATAGGGTTATTGCCTAGTTCTTCAATTAGCCGCTCCATTTCGTCATAAATGTTTTCTGGAATAGAAGAACCTGATTCAAATAAATTAATCTTATTATTAAATATTCTATCAGCGTCTCTTATAATATCATCATACGGAGTTGTAGAAGGCAGCTTCTTCATATGATCAGAAACTTCCTTACAGGCGTATGAGATTTCGCGACGGACGGTATACAGTTTCAGTTCTTTTGCTAAAGACTCTATAGAATCAGAAGATGTTTTTCTCATTCGTAACGAATGGATATAATCTCCAATAGATAGATTTTCTGCAAAAGATATTCCTAAGCTTTTAATTTTAGATGCTACTAATACAGGGTCGGGGCTTCCACCGCTTTCTATAATCCCCTTTACAACCGAAAAGACTGTACTGTTGACTTTAGATTCAACAGAAAAAAAATCTTGGTGAGTAATAAAATCAGAAATTATAAAAAATGATTTTGGGTGTTGGATTATAGTCGCCAACAACTGTTGTTCAACATCAATAGAATACAACATTAATCATTGTCCTCTTCGTAGGTTCCAAAAACGCCCAACTCTTCTTCGTCGGCCATTTTTATAAACTTGCGTACAGCATCTCTTAAACCTAACTCAACTATTTTACTATCGTGTTTAAAATATATAGACGGGTCTCCGTCTTCGTCAACGATAGCAAGGAAAAAGCCTTTATGAGACGCTCCTGCGCCAGTGAGTTCATATAATTCTTCTATAAACTTAGGCGGTAAAATAAACTTTTCTTTATTAATGTTATCCATAATTATATCAAATCTACGTTAAATTCTTTAAACAATTCTATGTTTACCTTATCGTCTTGATAAATTAATACAAGTTTAATATCATTCAACTCGCAAAATTTTTCTTTAACTGAATCTCGACGTAATTGTCGTAAGAAATCGCTTCTCCCGTTGTGAAAAAACGGCACATATTTTATATGCTGGTTCCCTTGAACTTCTACTGCTATATTTTTGGTGGCGTTATAAAAATCAAGAGATAATTTAGTGGAGGGAATTGGAAACTCTTCAAAGACAACATAAGAGTTCCAATACTTATATAAAAAATTCTTTATATTAGTCTGGAAAATACTGCGGCTATCAGCGTCCCAACTAATGAGATAATGTCGCGGATTTTTAACTGATTTGGTAGCTCCATATATTGTCTTGAATTTCATTAATCAGCCAATAGTTTTTCGATTTCCTTATTAAAGAAATCAATCAAAAATTTAATTAGAGGATCGTTACCCTCAATAAATTTAAATACGCGATCTTCTCCTTGAAATTTTAAAGAGTGATCCGATTCAACCAATCCTTCCGCTTTCAATTCGTCGCCGAACTCGTCGTCAAATTTATACCACGCCCCAGATTTGGTGACCTTTCCCCACCCTAATAATATATCGACTAATTCTTTTTCTATCCAAATTGATTTTCCATTAGAACGCCCATACCTTACAGGGTAAGAGAGTTTCGTGTTTGTTGTCTCATTAGGGGATTTTCCAACTGTTATCTTAGCCATGTGTCCAATAGCTGGATTTTTCTCAGCATGGAAATCTTTGCTGGGATTTTTCAATAACCAATCGCCCTTGTATATACGTTCGAAGTTAAGAATCCAATTAGCAAAATGAAGTAGGGCATTTCCACCAGAGCCACTTGTCGATCTAGCTGGACCCTCGTACTGGGAAATTTTTATATCAGAACGAACCTGAGAAATAAAAATAGCCATATGCCCTCGTTCGGCCAATGGAATAGAAATTTCTTTCATTAAAACGGACGCTATCACCGCTCCACCAGCGACCTTTTGAGCGTCAGAAAACTTCTTTCCAATATCATTTCGAGGTATCAATCCATCAACCGAATCAATAATAAAACCATATCTGCTTTTCGACGGGTTATATAAAATCATTTTCCGTATAGTGTCAGCAACAAAGTCATATATATTACTCTTCATAACAAAACAAGTGCCATCAACCCAATCCTTCACATTATAAACAAATGGAACGCCGCTTCTTTTAATCATTTCTGGGGTTAATCTGCCTTCGGCTTTAAAGTAAATACCCTTACTTTGCGAAACGGTGGAGAGAAAGTTTTTCATAACGATTAAAGCCTCACTCGTCTTGCCAGATTCATAAGGCCCGAAAAAACGATGCAAGCCAGCACCAAGCCCGCCATTCATACTATAATCTAATCCAATCGACCCAGTAGATACCCTATAGTTAATAGGTTCTTCGTCATTATAATGATCGTCTGTATTATCTTTTAAAAGTAGGCTTAATACTTCGTTTGAAGTGGAAGCTTCTTGTTCTGGTGTCTCTTGTTTCTTTTTAGCCATTTAAAAATTCTCGTGTTGTTTTAGGAGCATGTTCAATTTGTCGGTCTTCTCCAAACTTCTCCTCACTAATATTATACTCTAATTCTGGGTCTTTCACAGGTCTATAATTAAATTTTTTGAACTTCAAATCTAACGTTGGC